GTACCTTATGGCGTAGCCACAGGCCCAGACCACAAGACTCAATCTTATGCGACAACCCCTGCAATCCGAGAAGCGGCCATGATCGTAGCCGTAGATATCTGGCAATCTAGACAAGTTAGCCAGACGGGTGGGGTCGGTATGGATGGGGTCAGTGCTAGCCCTTATCGGATGGGTTATCAGCTGATTAACCGAGTGCGTGGCCTCATTCAGCCGTATTCATCACCTGCATCTTTGGTGGGATAATGCCAGCCGCAATAACTACATTACGTAGCACATTAGCCACAGATCTTACTAACGCTGGCGTTTGGTCAGTATTTGCTTTTCCGCCAAGTACTCTTCTCGCCAATGCAGTAGCGATTACCCCAGGCGATCCTTACATAGTACCAAGTAATAACGATCATGTAACAGTATTACCTTTAGCAAACTTTAGAATTTTAATCACTAAACCTGCGTTAGATAACCAGGGCAATTTGGCTGGTATGGAAGATTACATAGTAGCCGTAGTAACAAAGTTAGCAGCGTCAGCGCTGACACTTAATATATCAAGCATTTCAGCTCCAGCAATCGTAAGCGCTCAAAGTGGCGATTTATTGGTGTCTGAAATTACAGTATCAATCCTAACGAGCTGGAGTTAAATTATGAGCAAAGAAGAAGATTTAGCCTTCTTAATAAAGACAGGCCAAATAAAAGAAGAACCAAAAGGCAAAGCAGCAACCAACAAGAATGACGAGGAGTAACAATGGCAATATACTTAAATAACAACGTCGGCGTTAAGTTGGCTACCAACGCAGCGCCTACTACACCTTCAATTGATATTAGCGACTTGGTATCAAGCGCTGTTATCAATCAAATCGTGGATGAGTTAGAGATCACAAGCATGGGCGATCTTTCTCATCGCTATGTAGCTGGTTTACAGAGTGGCACATTTACAATCGACTTTATGAACGACTGGGCAACATCTGAGGTAAGCCAGACTCTTAATGAGGCATTTGGCAAGACTCTAGCTGTATCAGTAATTACAGTTAAGGGCACTACAGTTTCAGCTGCTAACCCTACTTACCAGTTCTCAATCTTAGTAAATAACCTGACTCCAATCGGATCAGCTGGAGTAGCCGAAATTGCTACATCTAGCATTACATTTACTGTAAACTCCGTAATCACAGTATCGCCATCAGTGGCGTTCTAATTAGGGAGTAACAATGGCAAAGCTTAAAATTACTAGGGCTAATGGTGAAGTCACAGAACACAAGATAACACCAGGAATTGAATATAGCTTTGAGTTGAAATGGGGCTCAGGTATTAGCAAGATTTTGCGTGAGCATGAACAGCAAACCCATATTTTTTGGTTAGCTTGGGAGTGCTTGCGCAAGTCTGGCGCACAAGTACCTGTATTTGGGGTTGAATTTATAGACAGCTTAGAAACTGTCGAGGTATTAGACGAAGAAAAAAAATAGTAAAGCGGGATTCTATAGTTTATGGCATAGCAGCATTAGCCGTAGAAACTGGAATACCGCCTAGCGAGTTTATTAACATGGACTCGGAAATGTATCGGGCTATTATTCAAGTGATAACCGATAGAGCCGAAAGGGTTAAGAATGCCAGCAGAAGTCGTAGGCGTTAAAGACGTTCTTAATGGGCTCAGTTTTATTGATGAAGATTTAAGGTTAAAAATTAGTAAGGCTATTGATCCATTAATGCGAGCAGTAGCTGAAAAGGCTAAAGGTTTTGTACCATCTAATAGTCAAGTATTATCTGGGTGGTCTAAACCATTATCTTCTACTATTGAACGACCATTTCCAAAATATGATGGCAGCGTAGTTAAATCTGGTATTGGATATAACCCAGGTAAAAATGTAGCTACTAAAAATGGTTGGCAAGTAAGCCAATACGTTTATAACGTAAGTAGGGCTGGTTCTATTTATGAAACCGCAGGCAGATTAAACCCACAAGGTAGAGCGCCATTTACATTTAAGCATGAAGGTAGTGGTACTTATGTTAGAAAGTCTGCCAAAAGCCAAGCATTAGATTTTTATGATTCAAATAATCCATTTGCTAGCCAACAATTTATAGGTGCCTTAGAGCCAGTAACAAAGCCTAAGCGAGTACCTGGAGCACGTGGGGCAACAGGTCGAAAGATGCAAGGCCGCTTAATCTACAAGGCTTGGGCACAAGATAACAATAAGGTCTATGAGGCTATATTAAAAGCCGTAGATAAAACAGCTGTGGAATTTACACGCAAAACTGAAATTAAGAAGGTTGCATAGTGGCCAATATATTTGTAGCAGCCTCGGCGACCTGGAATGGTAAGGCTCTTAAAAAGGCTAAGCAAGATGTAAACGTATTTGACAAGCAAGTCAAAAAATTAGGCGGCACACTGGCCGCAGCATTTTCAGCTAGAGCAATAGTTAGATTTGGTAAAGAAGCAGTAAAAGCATTTGCAGCCGATGAAGCAGCCGCTAAATCTTTAGAGATTCAATTAAAAAATACAGGCTTTGCATTTAGTTCACCAGCCGTAGAACTTTATATCGCTAATCTACAAAAAACTACAGGCGTATTAGACGATGAATTACGTCCAGCCTTTCAGCAATTACTAACTGTTACAGGATCTATTACCACCAGCCAAAATGCATTAAATACGGCTATGGATGTATCGGCCGCTACAGGCAAATCTTTAAGCCAAGTAACAACGGCATTATCTAGAGCCTATGCTGGCAATACCACAGGATTAAGTAGGTTAGGTGCTGGCCTAGATAAAACTTTATTAAAGGCTGGCAATATGGACGATATTATGGCCGAACTTAATAAAAAGTTTTCAGGTCAGGCCCTGGCTAGATTAGATACTTATGCTGGCAAAATGAGTTTATTTGCTGCATCTGTAGCTAATGCAGAAGAAATTATAGGCAAAGGTTTATTAGATGCATTAACAGAACTAGGTGATGATAAAAGCATTGAAGGCCTAAGCAATAACATGGAAGACTTTGCTATAGCCACAAGCGAAGTAATCGTGGGTCTAGGTAGAGTAATTGGCAAACTAAAGGCAATAGGTAATATACCTGGCGTAGATGGTTCAATTTTAAGAAACCTACCATACATAGGCCCAGCCTTACGTGCTGCGGAAGCTTTAAGATCTACTGGCAAAGATTCAGTAGATCGTGGTGGTCAAGAAAGAACGGCTGGCCGTGTACTAGCCGCACAAAGAAGACAAGAAATCAAAGCATCTCAGGATCTATTAAAATTAAAGAAGCAAGAAGTAGCCACATTGAAGGCTAAAAGTGCTATAGATGAATTATCTGCTAAGTTTGATGTAGAGCGTATTGGATTCCAAAAAGCGCTTAATGAAGCCACAGATGAAGAAACTAAATTACGCATCAGAGGACAGTTAGCCATCCTAGATAATAACGAAGCATTAGCCAAAAAGATATTAGAAGAAATGAAAGCGGCAGATGCAGCAAAGAAATTAGGAGAAGCGTTAGAGGCTAGCGCTGATAAATACGATAAAATGATAAGTGGTTTAATCGGACAATTTAGAGCATTAGGTTTATCACTACAAGAATCTATGGCCTTAGCAGGTATGTCCGCTAGATACCAAGCCCAGGCTGATGCCTTTGCAGCTGGTAGAGGTGGTGGTGGCGCAGCTCCATTATCTACAGATCCGTACGACATTTTAATTAGACAACTTGCGCCAGAATTAAATACTCAATACGGATTACCTGCACAAGAGGCCATTTCATTAGCCCACATGTCTGCAAGGTATCAAGCGCAGGCAGATGCAATTACTTTAAGGATAGATGCTTCTGGCGATAAAATGAGCCAAGCAATAGCCGAGAGTATTCAACAAGCAACTAGAAATGGCTATAGCACTTCTGGCGCTGGACAGTTGCCATAATGACAGTACCAGTAATTAATGCTGTAATTAACTTTAGCACTGGCCCTAGTTTTGCCCAAACAATGATCTTGGGATCTGGAATACTAGGCACAAATATATTGGGAGATTCAGCAGCTGTAATTGTAGACGTA